CACCTTTCATATTAGGCGACTTTTTAAGAAGGTCTCTACTCTTCTTAGCAACATCGTCTAACATCCTTGGAGTCTGCAATCTAAGTTCTATATTTTTCTTACTTCTAGGAAGATCAATACTTAAACAATTAGCAAAGTCCTCAGAATATTGTGATACCTCAAGTTGGTCTAAGTCAATAGTTTGTTCGCTAGTTTTTCCACATACTGGACAAGTTGTTGTAATTTTATAACTTGGTCCATATGTAACCACTCTTAATTTATGCATTAAGAATTGATAATCACCTACACACATATCATAAACTGATATTCCAGGTTTTTTAACTAAACAATCATCTATTATCTCGGATAACAACTTGAATGCTGAGTCACTATGGCCCAACCTTTTCATTTCTTCTTCGGTAGTCATTGACCTAATTTTAATAACTGGGTCAATTTGTTTATCATATACTTTACCTAAAGATGGTAATGTATATTCTTCTGCTATTGTAAAATCTTCCATTTTAATCTCCTCTAAATAATAATTCAGAGGTCACCAGATGTCTTATGACATTTTATTTATGTAAAGTTGTCTAGTGAATCTGGTTCACTCTGACAAAATATTTTTTATTCTTCTGTAGGTAATTCCATGAATGCCTTATCAAAAGTAATTGTAGCTGTAATAGTTTTCTTGCTACCATCTTCCATACTAAATGGTTCTTCTGATAGAGCTGATACCCAACAGCCTGCTAATTTCCAAGTTCTAACTAACTTGTAATCAGGTGTATATTCTTGTAACCAACAAGTTTTCTTATAATCAGACATGTTTCCAACTTTTTCAGTTTTAACATTGTATGATAATTGTTGCCAAGCCATTAAAGCTGATTTAGTATCAGCTCCAATGAAATCATTAACAACTAAGCTACCATCTGAGAATGAAGGACGTCCCGCAGCTTTCATAACTGAGTTTCCTCTTCTGATTTCGATAGCTTCTTGACTAAACATAGGTAATGAAGCACTAACAACTGAAAATCTTAATACTTGTTGTGCATTAGAAATTACGTTGTCTGCATCATCCGCATCTGTTGCACCAACTTTAAGAATGTTATCAATATTATCTACAATGAATTCAAAGTTATTGGAACGTTGCACTTCATATAAGTTAGGATTGTCCGCTAAGTGATATGCACCAAATTGTGTAATACTGTCTGCCATTTAATACTCTCCTTTTCTTATTCAGCTGATACATAACTATCTGATAATTCAATAGTAATGTCCCAACTTTCTACTGCTTCGATTGCATATAATCTAATAACTGCTTCAATAGTTGCTTTCTTCTTAGATGCTTTCTTAATTATTTTGTAATCACTTAAACCATTACCACTTACCATTTTGTCAAGTGTAGGTTCAATAGCAGCTCTGAAATTTAACCATAAGATATTGTCATTTAATTCAAATGTTAATCTCTTAGCTGTTTGATATACAACTTTCTTAATATCATTTGTTAACATTCTAATATTTAAGAATGAACTTGCAACTAAACCATCATTTAAATGTAATGTTCTATTTCCCCAAATACAATAACCATATGGTTTAATATTTAATATTGGGTTAATTGAAACACCAGTTTCTTGTTGGAATCTTTCACCAATTGCACCAGTAATTATTTGGCAAGGTCTCTTGAAGCCTGATAATAAACCTCTTGTAGTACCTGCTACTGCATACCAAGCTGCATTTGTTCTTAATGAAGCACCTAAAGAAATTAAATATCCATAAGAACCTGGGAATGTATAAACATTTCCATTAACTTTAGATGTATAATATGCCCAAGGAGTAAACATTGCACCGTGTTTTCTAGTACCAGCATCACCTATAGTTTGAATAGCTTCAAATACACTACCTGTACCTACTAATTCTCTTTCAGTATTATTAGTATGGTCAATTAAAGCTGTACAATCACCACGAGTTGCTGCTGCAGCTAACATATTATTAGCGATTGAACCAATTTCAAAGTTTGGATAAGCACCAGTTGTAATAAATTTAATTTGATATTCACCTTTATCTTCTAATCTTGAGAAGAATGTTGTAGTTTCACCAAATGTATCTTCAATTACACTATTTAAAGTTTTATAAAAATCTTGTACAGTAAATTCATCTTTTGTTAGGTTTTCATCTTTAATTGTTAATACTGTAGTTATTGGAGTATATGTAATACCTTCACCATCTACTACTGGAACAATTAAATTAATTTGTGCAAGGTCTGGCATAACTGCAACATCTGTAGTACCAGCTGCAGCACTACCTTCAGGCACAACAAAACCTGGAATAGTTCCATCTGGAAGTTCACCTTTACTATTAAGTAAATCTAATGTAATAGTATCAGACTCTATATTTTTATAGAATGAACTAGCTGCTATATCAAAACTTATAGTATGAGTTTCTTTATCATTTATTTTTAATTCATATTCAGGTAAATTATTTCCATTAATTTGTTTAAAATTAATTTCTACTTTTATACCAGCAGCTTCTTTACCAGCATCTTTAGAAGATATTAATAATTTACCAGGTAATGAAGTACCTTCAGCATTATATAAAGTTAATTCAGCTCTAGCTGTGTATAAATTAATGTTATCAGCACTCATTACACGTTCAAACAATACAGGTAAACCAGAAGCTAATACATCTTGTGCATAAATGAAGGATTGCTCTTCTGAACCAGCTTTTGCAAATACTGAATAGCTACTAGGTATACTATTATTACTAAAACCGATTTTACCTTCTTCAGCTTTAAAGTAATTTTGATTTGTTCTGAATTCATAAGGTACTCTACCAAATGTATCATAGAACTCATCTAATGTAGTACATAGTGTAGGAGTATTTATTGGACCCATAGTTGCATAACCTGGAATATAAACCACATTATCTTGTGCAGCTACTGAACCAGCTTGAGTCTTATCCACTTCTCTAATTGTTATTTGTGGCATTTTGTGTCTCCTTTATTTTTTATTCATTATCTTGTTTATCATCATTGGAATCCTTTAAAGCTATTTCTGTTTCAGCTATAATCTTCCAAGTATCTTTAGTTCTATAATCAAATAGATATGCATCATCTATAAATATTGATAATGTATATCTTGTAAATTGACCAGGTATTAACCTTTCTGGAATATCAGAATTATCAGTTACGTTTGCATCTAATCTAATATTACAAGTATGAGTTAATTTAGAATTATTATATGGTATTTCTATTAAAACTCTAGGATAATTTATTAAATTAAATACAAAGTCTCTTACATATTCTTCTGCTTCTTGTTTGTATCTTGTGTATATATCAATTTGATACATAAGATTTATTGGAATGGCATTTAATTGGTCACTTCTGTTTCCATCATTATTTTTACGTCAACCATCAAATGTCATAGGTTTTTTAGTTAAATTTAATATTTGAATTGTAGGTTCACGTCTTAATGCAATTAAAGGCAATTTAATAGGTTCATCATTCTGATTATCTAATGTATAACTAAATAATCTTCTTGTTTCATCAGGACCAGTTAATGTCATGCTTTCGTCTTTAATTCATTTCTTCAGCTTCTTTAATAAAGCTTCATCATAAAGTGAAGCACTCATTTAATTACTCCTCCCTATTTTGTGTGTATGCTTTAAAATAATAATCAATATTATTTGCTATGTAATCCATTACTTGTGTATAGATGTTATAGCCTTGCATTGATAAATTACCATTATTTATTAATGATATTACATTAATAAATTTAGCTGAACTATTTGGGATAATTGTATTCATATTTAATTCTATAGTATATTGTTCAGGCTGTTTTTTAACTACCAAATTATAAGAACCTGCTATTAAAATTTCTTTAGATGATACAGGTCTATCAAATCTATAAGTCTTTAAAAATGTTGAACCTAAGTTTAAATAATAATCCCATCTAATTAAGTGGTTGTCATCAATGCTAGCTATTAAGTATCTTTGTATTTGTGGGATTAACCACTCACAAAAATCATCTAAATCTATATTCTCAGGATTACTTATTATTAAATTCATTAATTATTTGAACCTTTCTTTGAACGGAAATTTTTAGTAGTTGCTTTATCAAGAGCATCTATTAAAGCATCATTTAATAATTCAATAGGTTCAACACCCATACTAGATATATAGCGTTGTTTTAATAATTTTTCAATAGCTAAATCTACAACACCTGTATCAATAATACCTTGCTTAATTACTCTCATACTATCTTTACTGTCTATTAAATTATCTTTAATATAATTATGCACAGCATCTCTTGTTAAAGCATTTGTATTTAATGTTTGACTTAAAATTTGTGCACCAGTATAACCTTTTGTATTGATAGCATCTTGTTCTTTCTCTTGACGTTTTACTTCTTTCTCTTCAGCACGTTTCTTTTCTTTTTCATCAGTATCTTCTTGTGCTTTATTTGTAAGAGCTTGAACAATTGCGATTGCAATTTTACCTAAATTAGTTTTAAATTCTTTTGGTGATTGTAATCCTTCTATATTTACATTATTAAGTGATACTATATCTACATCTGATAAATTCTTAATAATTTCTTCAAGACCTTTAGTAGAAATATTACGTCTATTTAATATTCTATCTATTTCAGCTTTAGAAGCTTTTTCTGCAGTACTTCTAAAAACTATTTGTATAGTAGTATCTAATATTCTACGTACTTCTTGAACAGTAGAACGCTTACCTTCAGCTGTTAAACGATATGTAATAAAGTCTCCAATTGTATAATCAACATCATCTGTTATAGTAATCTGATCAAGAACTTCACGCATTTCAGCAGCTGTTTTTAAATATGCACCATCCATAAATGTATTTATGGTAACCTTTTCAGAAGCACCACGTTGTAAGTTAGGATTAGATGCATAAGTTAAAGCTTTTATTTTAAATAAAACAGCATTTTCATTTTTATCTTGATAAGTATCTTTTCTATATAATCAGTCAAATCTTGCATTGCCTATATTTATATTTTCATCTACGATTAAAGTTCTAATTAAATCTGCTACATTGGCTGTAAGATTATTACCTTTAAAATGTAAAATATAATACAAGAATGGATTATTTTCTGGGTCAAACCCACTATAAAAAATACTATTTGCAATTACTTCTTGTGCATATTTTATATTATTATAATTAGGTAATTGTTTAATATAATCTTCAATTACTTTTTCTTTTTGTTTAACAGTTCTAGCATTATCAAATTGAGCTTGATATGGATTAAGTTCCATTTTTTTATATGGAGTATTATTTCCAGTAATTTTTAAATCAGCTGGGTCAAGATTTGGATTATAGATATTTTTAGGTAATTTAGGTTCTTTCTCTAATAAAATCATTAATCCTCTTCCTCTTCATTTAATAAATTAAAACTTGAATGACTATGATTATATTGAGTATTACTAAATGTATTTTCATACTCAGGAACTATTTCACAAGCTATACTAGCTGGATATATCATAGCATTACTTAATTTAGATACTCTAAACACCCTTCCTTGTGCATTATCTAAACCACTTGGTATTAAAAATATTGCACCTTGTTGTAAACCTTTTAAATCATATGGTACATGAATTATAGAAGCACTTTCTTGTAATTCTGCAGACCAACCTAATTTCTTAAAAGTTTGTTGTTCAGGGTGTTCATCAAATATACAACCTACAACTTCAATAGGTTCATAATTAGATTCTATTTCTGTATAGGTTGTATAATGTTTATCTTTTTTAGGAGCACGGTAAGCTACCATAATTCCAAGTAGTCTTACCATTTCCTCAAAATATTTTCTATGGAGCTTAATATCTGGTGTAAGCAATAACCCATAGTTTGAATTGTTATTAACCATCTGAGCTCCTCTATTTATTATTTTCTAACTTTTTTACTTTTTAAAGACTCATCATAATGACTTCTTCTAAATGGATGATAACCTTGACGTCTTGCATTATTATCAACAATATCATCAAACCATCTATCTTCCATTTTAAGTTTAAACATAGCTAACTTACCAATATCTAAATTGTCAAGTGGAAATGCTAAGAATGTTAAATCATCTGGATATGCATTATCATCAGTTAAACGTCCAAAGGCATTCATATCTGCACCTTTAAATGTAATCCAACTATTAACAGAACCAATTCCTTCTTTTGTAAGTAATTCGTTATAACCTGTTTTCCATTCGTCTAAATTACCACCTACACCAGTAATAGTATAGTAAGAACCTTCATAGGCAGCTTTAAACATATTAAGCATTTCAGAACTTACAGACTCAGTAAAGCATATTTTATCTAGGCCTTCATTTAATAATTTACCTAAGTATTGCATTAGTTCTCCTCAATTTCGTCAGTTTCATCATCTAACATTGTTTCTTGGTCATCGGTTGGATTATCACGTTTAGTAAATCTATGTTCATTACCTGGTTTAAACTGTCCACGTTTTCTAGCATCTGTGTTAGCAGTATCAATTTCTGTTTCATCAGTATCTAATTCATCTTTATCAAACATAGTAGTTTGAGTAGGTTTAGTATATTTTTTACTAAATACTGCTGGATAAATTATA